GCAGGGCACCGGGGCGCGGCTAGTGCCGGAACCGCGCAAGGAACGCGGCATCGTGCTCTTCGACCGAAACGACACGGGCGGCACCCCCTCTCAGCTCCGGCGGCAGGGCAAAGCGCTCCTGCAGGTCGGCATAGTGGGCACGCATGGAGCCTTCGTATTCCGAAAGATCCATGGTGCGCCAGCCCATGATCTTTGCCATGAGGGTATCCTCCGGCAGGGCGGCGAACAGCGCCCGGAACCGGAACCAGTGCACCTTTTCGCGGGTCAGGTCGATGCCGTAGGCCTGCTGGAACGCCGCCACGATGTAACCGGCATCGCACTGGTAGTCGAAAGCGGGCGGCTTTTCCGGGCCGCTGTCAGGTTCACTTGCAGTGCCTGCTGCGGCCTGCTCACCGGCACGGTAAAAATCCACCATGCAGCCGTAAGCATCGGGGAGCTGTTCCGGCGGCACAGGCTTATGATAGAACCGCTCCATGATCGCAAGGGCTTCTTCCGGGTGTTCGCCGTCCAGCCTGCCGTGGGCGTAGGCGTTGGAGAGCCGCACCATGTGCCGGAAATCCGGGTCGATGCGCCTGCCGTGCCAGCTATCCGGCAGATGTGCCGTCAGCAGATCAGCCATTTTCCAGCGCTGCCAGCTCAGCCAGCAACTGCTTGCGCCGGGCGGCATTGTCCACCCGCTCCACCATCCGGGCGGCAGGCGGTGCGGGATAGCTCACGGGCGGCTTGTGCCTGTTCTTTTTGGCCTGTGCCCGGCGCTGCTCCCGGTTCATGGGCTGGGAAGGCTTTGCGGCATAGCGCTGCTTCTCGGCGGCAAAGGCATTGCCCAGTTCCTCGATCACGTCATAGATGGGTGCCATGTAGTTTTCGTTAAGCCCCAGACGGGCGGATGCGCCTGCACCGAGGATCTCGTCGATGCAGTCCATGGCAATGCGTGCCTGTGCACGTGCATGGTCGCCCAGACGGACGCCGCCGCGCCGGAACTGCTCTGCTTCCTCGGCGCTCCTGCGCTGCATCCGCTCGTTGGCGTCCTCAAAGCGGTCAAGGTCGTTGGCGTTCATCAGGGAAAATTCAAATTCCTGTCCACAAATAACCATGTTCTGGCTCCTTTCGTTGGGCCGTGTGCCGGATTTGCACCAGCTTCTTTTACTGTTTCACGGCATAAAAGATCCCCGTTCCGGTGCGGAGCGGGGACTGTGTTTGAAAAAATCAGCCCTTGACGGCCTTTGCGGGCTCAGCGGACTGGGTGGCGGGGGTGTAGTTAAACTCGTCCGGCGTGCCGATGCCCTTCACGTCGCAGGCAAAGGTGGCGGCATTACCAGCGGCTCCACCCACATCGCTGGTGACGATCAGGGACGCAGTGCCCTTTTCGCCCTTGCCGGTGCGCAGGCTGAAATAGATGTACGGCACGATCACATCACTGCCGGTGCCGTACTTGATCTTGTGGGACAGCAGGAAGTTCTGGAAAGTGTCACCCGGACAGCGGTTGCCGTTGACGGACAGCGTGCGCTGAGTAGCGGTCTTGGTGTCTACAGGGCCGGTGCGGATGAAGGTGTCGGAGGTGGTGGACGCATTCAGAGCGCCGCTGTGCTCCTTTACATGGTCGGCGCAGACGATCCAGTCAGATTCCTTCGTCTGGGTGCTTTCGGTCTGAATGGCAAACATAAAATCGTCTGCCGTCTCAATGCCGGTATAGGATGCGCTGGGCGCAAAGCTGAGACCAGCAATGGCTTCGGATACAGTCATATCAAAACTCCTTTCATTTGGGCATGTAGTAGGTCAGGCGCATTTGCAGCTGCATCTTACAGCTGCCCGCGCTGTTTGTGACGATGTAGCCGCTGTTCGTCACGGCAATGCCGGTAGGGGTCTTGCCCCCGCCGCAGGCCGAAAGGTCGGGTAGGTTATGCCGGGCGTTCTGCCGCATGACCCACTCGGTGAGCTGCTCGAAAAAGCCGCTGTTCTGGATGTTAACGGCATCTACCTCGCTGTACTCCCGGCGAGACAGAAAGAGGTAATTCTTCGCCATTTCCCAGCCGGAGATGTACTCGGTGATGATGGGGTCACCGGGGCTGTCCTCGATGGAAAATGCGGTGGATTCTTCTTCCAGTCCGGCAATGCGGAATGCTGCACCGGTGGCTTCCTGCTCGTCGGCAATCAGCGGGCAGGTCTTGAGCCATGCCCGCAGAGCGGCAATGGTGGGCTTTACTTCGGACATGGTCAACCTCCCCAGAATGTGGTGACGGCCTGTGTGGCAATGTAGGCAATGGCTTCACCGTAATCGGCCAGAGCACGCTGTCCCCAGTAAGAGCCGCGCAACCCATTTTCACCGTGCAGACATTCGCCTTCAGGATGAAGATAGAACTGCCTGCGTGCATAAGGCGTGTTATAGACCAGCAAGCCTTCGTCAAACTTGCTGGCTTGATTCACGCTTTTTTTCAATGTGCCGGTATCGAATGGCACGTACTGGTCGATGAGAGCGGCGGCTTTCTGCGCGGTGGCGAACTGTGCTTTCTGCAAAGCAGCGGTTTTCTCTGCGCCGAAATTTGCCCGCCAGTCCAGAGACATCTGCACACCGTCTGCCCGGAAGCGATATCCGGCAGGCTGTTCAAAAATGGGCTTGCTCACAGTCTCAGCTCCCTTCCACGTGCCAGTGGGGCAGCAGCGGCTCCCGGTCGTCCGAGACAGCCGCTGCCGTGCAGCACAGGTGCGTTTTTTCGAGTTTGGCATACTCTTCGGCGGTCAAGGCAGGCACCGCGCCCTGCACCAGCTTCCAGCCGCGTTTCAGGGTCCAGTGCTTGGCCTTTTCCGCAGCAGACAGCGCCGCCCACTGGGCGTAGGGCAGATAGCCCATGGTGCACACGCTGGCCGGGATGCGGATGTGGGTGGTGCGCTCCGGGTCCTTGGCAGTGCCGGAGCCGGAGCCGGAGGTGGAGCGGCATTCCCGCCAGCTGCACCCCGGGAACACCCAGCACACCGGCCTGTCTGTCTCGGTGGCAGTGTCGTGGATGAGGTTCACCACAGTAACGGCAGTCTGCATCACAGAATCCCCCTGTACAGCAGATCGTGCGGGTCACTGCCCAGCGCGGTACGGATGATCTCATAGGCTTCCTGCCGGGTAGCTGCGGTCACACTGGCATTGCTGCCAAAGGTGACGCTGTAGCCGTCGTTTGAGACGCTGGCAGCACCCGGCACAGCACCCGCCGCAGACGTAGCGGCCAACAGTCCGATGATCTGCCCGCAAGCATCCGCCAATGCTTCCCGGCAGGCCTCACACCCGGCAGCGTGGCTCTCCGCCCGGCCAAAGGTGGCGGCATCGATCATGCGGGAAGCACGGCTGCACAGCACACCGAAGGCGGCTTCCGGCACCGTGCCGCCTGCAGCCGCATACTGATCATAGGTGCAGTAGAGCATGGGGCCTCCTTATGCTGCGACGGCAGCGGCGGTCAGGAATGCAAACGGGACTTTGGAGCGGTCGGCGTTCATGCGGGTTGCAGGGTTCGGCAGTGCCCAGCCCATACGCATGACCACACGCAGGGCCACCATATCCTGCTGGGCGAGGTTGTAAACGATCTCCTTGGTGGAAGGATCCTGAATAACGCCCTGATCCAGCAGCTTCACGGTGACATCCTGACGGATGGAGTACACCAGCTTCTTGAAGTTGCCTGCGATCAGCTGTGCCTTAGAAGCATCAAAGCCGCCGTTCTCCGGGAAGTACATCGGTGCGCCGTCCAGCGCGTAGGTGGTGGCACCCTGCATATCGGAACGGAACAGGGGACGGCCCGTGGTGTCCACAAGGCCGCGCAGCTCTGCCTTGGCGGTCAGGTCGCCCACTACGGCATCCACGCCGAAACCGCCAGCCTCCACCTTGGAGAACAGACCGTCCTTGCCCAGCAGCTTTGCGTAGTCGATGGGGCCGGTGACTTTGTTCTTGGCCGCAAGGGTCAGAACATCGGTCGTCCACTCGGTGGGGCGCTCGCCGCCGAACAGGATGGCGTTGTCGATCTTTGCGCCCATGGCTTCCCGGACGCGGGGCTGTACCTCGCCCATGATGTCAAAGCTGGAATCTGCCAGCACAGCTTCGGGCACGGGCACGATGACGGCCAGCTCTGCAGCTGTCATGTACACGTTGTCCCATTCCTGCTTGCTGGTCTTTTTCATGCCGGTGTCACCGTTGACCCAGTAAGCCAGCGGCAGCATGGACAGCACTGGGATCTTGGTCTGGTTAGAGGTCATATTGGCAAGGCGGGTGCCCAGCTGCATGACGGTGGAGCTTTTGGGCACGTCCTGCTGGATGGTGTTCACCAGCTGCTCCCGGATCAGGGCCTCAGCCTTATTGCGGGCGATTGCATCAATAGCCATAATAATCAACCTTTCTGGCCGAACGCTGCGCGGAATGCAGCGTTTGCGGCCTCATGTGCGTTTGCAGGCTGGCCGGGTGCGCCGGTCGCCGATGCGGAAAAACGTGCCATGCCGCCGTCCGGCAGGATAGCACTGGGATCACTCTCTTTGAAAGCCTTGACATAGTCATCAAAGCCCAGAATCTCGCCGTCCTTCATGGCAAAATTCTGGGCCTTGGCATCTGTCAGAAATGCCTTGCGGGCACTCTCGCTGGAAAATTTCAGGCCGGATGCCTTGCGTTCCAGCGCATAACCCTTTTCAAGGGCAGCCACCTGCGCGGCAGCATCGGTCTTGGCCTGCTCGGCCTTGGCCTTCCACTCCGGGTCGTAGCCTTCCAGTTTGCTGTTTGCAGTGGACAGCTGTTCGGTCAGGGTGGTTTTCTCGGCCTTGAGGGTGGTGATCTCGTTCACCTTGGCCGTGATATCCGCGCCGTGCAGGTTCATGATGCTGTCCAGCTGGTCCGAGGTGATACCCGGAATGATCTTGCTCACATCTTCGCGTTTCACTTGCGATGTGCTCCTTTCTTTTGTCTGTTGGGTGGATAAGTCCCTGCTGTTTTGTACCGCGGTTCTCATTCCGCACGGGACAAGACGGGGTACGCGCCGCCTTCCGCTGTGGTGCCGCTTGCGGGAGTTGAACCCGCCACCCCCGGATTAAAAGTCCGGTGCTCTGCCAACATGAGCTAAAACGGCATAAAAAAGCGGCTGACGCTGTGCGCCAACCGCTGAGTATTAAATTTTACGGCTTTGTTTCCACGCTGGGCAGAATATCAGTGTGGAAATAGAGCTTGTAGTGGTAGGGGTCGGTATGGGTGCCGGTGATGTCCTCTACCACATACATGGTGTAGTCGTTCAGGTAGATGTAGTTCTTGCGGTAGGAATCCGGGCCGACTTTCACCGTGCAGACCAGCTCATTGTTTGAGTTGTTGGAGATGGACATGTAGCCCTCGGCTTCCATAATGACCTTATCGGTGCGGGCGTTGTAGACGGTGATCTTGCGCTCACTCTCAAAGTAATCTGCCTGCTTGGAGATGTTGTAGTTGGCCTTTTCGGCTTCACTGGAACAGCCGCACAGCAGAATGGATGCGGCAAGCGCAAGGGCGAGAAGAATCTTTTTCATGGTTCGTTCCTTTCTGTAAAAATGGGCAAAAGAAAACCACCGTCCGGGTGGATGGTGGTTAATCCTTATTGGCAAGAGCTTTGAGGTATTCCCCATACAGACGCTTTTGCTCTGCACGCTCGGCATCAATTTCGGGAGTAGAAATAACCCCTCTGCCGGGGACTGTATGTGTACGCCGATATTCAGCAATGAGCGCATTTTCACGCCGGACGCTTTCCTTTGTGAGCTGGTCGATCTGTTCCAGAGTATAAATCATGTTCGCTTCTCCCTGTGATAACACTTCAAGCCAAGTCTGCGGCATGTTTCGTCAATAATGACATGCTGGATATTTTCTTCATAATCATCGAAGCCATACCCTCTGCTTTCCATTACGGCATTTCGCTCCTCGCGAACTTCCTCACACACGGCTTCCCACTGCTCAAACGTGATATTTTCAGGGACAACAAAACGATAGCGGTATTTGTAGTCAACCGCTTCCATGACAGCAGTACCGTCAGCGAATGCGCCGGGGATATCTGCGTCTGTGCTAAAAGAATATTGCGTGGTTTTCGGTGGATGGGTGTGAATGTTGTAACTACCTTCCAGTTTACCACCCAGATACGAACAGTCAACCCCTCTGGGATTGTTGTCGGTCATATAATGGACTTCGCCATCTTTTGTAATGACCATCATATGCTCAACGTCAGATTTTGCATAGCCAGAACAGAACGAATTTTTAAGCGCGTCAACCTGTTTCGTGTTGGTCGTATCGACCTTTCCCAAAACTTTACGCACGGTTTTCCCATTCTGTCCAGATGCGCCGCCGCTTCCTCGTGTACTTTTAGCCTCCGGAAGCTCTGCCTTTCGCGCCTGTGCACTCGCCCTGCCGGCTTTGCTCCTGCCGAACTTGGGCACGCTGACACGGGCGCTGTCCACACGGCCACCCGTGTCCTGTGCAAACTCTGCAAGGCTCTGGCGGGCCGCTCTCAGGCGCACAGCGGCGTCGGTGGGGTCCAACCCGGCGGCGTCCTCGGCCAGATACCGCTTTTTCCAGCGGCGGACGTTCCGCTCCCGGGCACGCTGCATCTGTGATATCTCGTAGGCGGTGTACTTTTTTCCGTTGTACTCGATATTCCGGGCGTTCAGCTCCCGCAGCTGCTCCTGCGTCCATTGGGGCGGGTCGCCCAGCTCCGGGAACACCGCAAAAAAGGTGTGGCGGCAGTTCCAGCCGCAAAGGCCTGCGCCGGTACCATAGCCGGTGGCAGCTTCAAAGTCCGGGTAGTGTTTACCCTTGTAGTCCACTGCACCACCGCGATGGAAGCGCCTGCCCTGCCATTCTGCATGAGAAGGGCGGGCACCGCCGTGGGCGGTCGTCTCCACAAATTCGCAGCCCATCTCGTCCATGCGGGCCACCTGCAGCTTGCCAGTCGTCTGGTTTACACCGGTGAGCACGGCACGCCGTGCGGCTACCTCGATGCTGTCGGTGTGGCCGCTGGGATAGGTGACCATGG